AAGGCTTTCAAGCACCTGCACCACAACCAGCAGGGCCAGAAGGTCAAGGTGTACAGAGTGTAGCAGATACTACTGGAGGTGGAGGTTCACAAGTAGGTATAGGCACAGCGCCACTACCTGAAGAACAAGGATTTACAGGAAATGCACCTCAAGCAGTTGGTCAATGATAAAGAATGTTACGAACAGTTTCAACAACATATAGATGATTTAATTTATATGAGACAACGTGCGTTGGAAACAGCACACGAACCACACATTATACACAGACAGCAGGGTGCGATAGACGTACTTAGAAAGCTCAAGCTATTGAGGGAGACAGTAAATGGCGGTTGAAAAGCAGATGGAGATGGACTTAGGAGAAGTTCCTGACAATACTATAGGAGTAGATCCTGTGTCAGGTAATGAGATACCATTAGGTTCAACTGCAGAAAATGTACGAGATGATATACCAGCTAATCTCAGTGAGGGTGAGATAGTTATAGCTGCTGATGTAGTAAACTTTCACGGTGTAAAACTATTTGAAGATTTACGTAAAGAAGCTAAGATGGGCTATGCTCAGATGGCAGAAGATGGACGTATAGGTGGTGAGCCTATGATGGATGATGGAGTAGATATAGAGTTTACTATAGAAGACTTAGAGGTTATGGATGCACCAGATGCAGCAGAACCAGAGGATGCTTTCTTAGGTAAGTTCTTTGCAGGGATAAGAGAAGCAAATAGAAAACAACAAGAAGCAAATACTCAAAAAAGAGATAGGTCTTACAAAGCTATAAAAGCAAGAGCGCAAGCTAATAAAGGCAAACCAAAGAATAGAGCAGAGGCATTACTTCAAGCTTTACAAAATGCGTTTAGAGATGATAGCGACAAAAAAAGACCAACACTAAAAAGCAAACCTGCTACATCTGACGATGCTCCTGGTCCATCAATAGCTGAACAAATAAACTTTGGTGGTGACTACAGAGATAAAAAAGAAAAGACAGCTACAAAGAAACCAGCGCAAACAAAAGGTGCTGGAGAAGTAACTAAAGCCTACACAGGAAGTGACGATAAACAAAATGTTCGTTACTACGACAAAGGGTTTCTTGAAAGGCTTACTGAGAACTTAGGACTTGACGAAGGTGGACTTGTAGAAGAACCGTTCTATAGTCAGAAGGGCGGCTTTGATATGGCAGAGGCTGCTTCTGGTAGTTCAGGTGTTCAAGTAATAGAATACATGAATGATGAAGGACACAGAATATTTATAACGTTTATAGATGGTGTACCTCAAACAGAAATACCTGAAGGTTATTATCCTGTAGGTGATCCTATAGATATTAACACTGTTGTAAATGCAGGTGATCCATCAACTATTGTAGGAGGTTCTGCAGGTGGTTCCGACTCTGGTGGAGGTGGTGGTAGTTCTACTATGGACACGCCTGAAGGTATCAACTACAAAGAGCTTACTATGGATGAACTAAAAGACATGGTAAATGATATGTCTTCGTTTGGTACTAAGCTTTCTGGTCTTAGCTTTGTAACAAAAGCTATGATGAAACTACAGCATAACGCAATCAGAAAAGAAATCGAAAGAAGATTACTTGATCCTAATACTTCTGAAGTAGATAAAATGAGATTACGTAATCTACAGGAGTTAGCTGAAAGAGAGCAGCCTGGATTAATAGAATCTATAGCAGATAAAATTACAGGTAAAGAGTTTGAGAAAAGGGTAGCACAAATACCAAAACCAGTGATACCTGACACAGACTACAGTGATCCTACACTAGCACCAACGCCATATACACCTGATGCTCAGACAGCAAGTACTACTACAACTCCTGGTGTATCAACTTATGATGAAGTTCCTACTGCATATGATCCTATCCCACCTGCACAGAGTGGCTTTGGTGGTATGGGGCCAGACCCAGCAGAACAGTTTGGTGGAAGTCAGACACGATTTGAAGATCCTGATAATACAAAAGATGATGATAAAATAGATTTAGTATTACCTGAGATTGAAGTCAGAGGAGATTCTAGGTCAGACAGAGATGCTCAAAGACGTAGAGACAGACAGGAAGCCAATAAAAATATGGCAGGTCAATCTACTAGACGTAAAACAGGAACATCAAAAAGTGCAACACGTGGTTTGAGTAGCAAACAAAAAACAGGTGGAGCAGCACTAGACAGCAGGTTTGGTATATCAGGACTAGAAAAAGGCGGTCTCGCAACCAAAAAAAGTAAAAAGAAAAAATCCAAATAACTATAAGGCCACTCAGCTACGGCTGACCCCAACATAAAAAGGAGAATAAAAATGGCTGAAGGTGGAACTATGCTTCATGAGAAGCAAAACATAAAGTCGGTTCACATAAACTCTGCATCACACGCACGTAACGAAGCACGTATAAAGCAGGATGAAGAAGAACTAAAAGAACTGATGAAGCAAGCACGTGCTGCTAAAGGCATAGTCGATGAAACAGAACAAGAAGAAGTCAAAACTGAAGAAGCCGTTGAAGCTGAACCCAGTAGCGAAGAGCCTAAAGCTGAACCAGTTCAGGCAGAAAGTGATACCAAACAAGAAGAGAAACCAGAAGCCAAAGCACAAGAAGATGACACTGAGCTAAGTGCTGAAGAAAAAAACTTCAAGAAACGTTATGGTGATTTACGTAGACATCAACAGAAAAAAGAAGAAGAGTTTACTGCTAAGATAAAAGCATTAGAAGAACAACTAACTAAAGCTGCTAAGAATGAATTAATACTTCCTAAGAGTGAAGAAGAGTTAGAAAAGTTTCAAAAAGAAAACCCTGATGTCGCAGCTTTGTTTCTTACTATGGCTAAGAAAGAATCTAAAGCATCTTCTGAAGAACTAGAAAAAAGAATGGCAGAGCTAGAAGAGCTACGCTTAGATGCTAAAAAAGAAAAGGCAGAAGCTGAACTCATAACTATGCATCCTGACTTTGTGCAGATACGTGAAGATGATAAGTTTCATAATTGGGCAGAGCAACAACCTAAGTGGGTACAGGATGCTTTGTATGAGAATATAGAAGATGCAAAGTCTGTAGCACGTGTAATTGATCTTTACAAAATTGATAAAGGTATTACAAATAAGAAAAAAGCAAAGCCTGAAGAGAAAGCAGCAGCATCTTCAGTTAAGACAAAAAGCGCTTCAATTCCAGAACCAGACGATTCAGCTAAAATGATTCGAGAATCTGAAGTAGCTAAAATGTCAATAAGAGAATACGAGAAGAGGGCTGATGAAATCATGGAAGCCCAACGCTCTGGAAACTTTATTTATGATATGACTAGAAAGTAGTTGACATTCTAATCATCATAGATAAAACTATAGCATATACACAGCATTAGTGTGTATGCTTTAATCAAGCACTAGCCACACAAAAGACTTACCTCTAAGTACAGGCCCAACGCAGACAGGCAGCGCAGCCTAGAAGCAACGTTGACTACCCTATTACAAAGAGCCTCTTCATGGTGGATATGTAGTGTTAATTCAACGCCATATCTATAAAGGAGATTTTAACTATGGCTATAGCAGTTGCCTCTGGCAAAACAGGATTTGACGGTAATTTTAGCCCGATTATCTATTCCAAACAAGCACAGATCGCTTTACGAAAAGCGGCTGTGGCAACAGCAATCACAAACAACTCCTACTTCGGAGAGATTGCAAATCAAGGTGATGTTGTACGCATCCAAAAAGAGCCTGATGTAACAGTCAACGCTCTTGAGCGTAAAACAGCTATCTCTGTACAAGACCTAGATGATGCTGACTTCCAGTTAACCATCGACAAAGCTAACTACTTTGCTTTCAAAATGGATGACATCGAAGATCAGTTTGCATCAGTTGATTTCGTAAGCCTAGCTGCAGATAGAGCAGCATATAAAATGGCTGACGCAATGGACGCAGACTTACTACAGTACATGTCAGGTCACTCTGCAGCAGGTGCAATTACTACAACTGTTTCAGGTACAGCACAGCACCCAACATCAAGTGAGCTAAACGGTGAATTTTTAAAAGCTAACCGATTAGACATGTCTGACATCGGACACATCACAACATCAGCTTCATCAAGTACAACTGGTGACTCCATCCCACTTGCTGCACGTCTTCCAGGCGCAACAGCATTGTCAAATGCAGTAACATCACCGTTGACTGTTATTGCACGTATGGCACGTCAGATGGATGTAGCTAATGTTGACTCACGTGGACGTTGGTTGGTTGTTGACCCAGTATTCATGGAAATCTTGAAGGATGAAGATTCACGTCTTCTAAACTCAGACTACGGTGGATCAGGTCTACAAAATGGACTAGCTGTTAACAACTTACACGGCTTCAGAGTCTATGTATCTAACAACCTACCTGCTAAAGGTACAGGTCCAGGTACATCAGGTTCAACTGCACAGGATGACAACTACGGTGTTATCTTAGCAGGTCAAGAAGACGCAGTTGCTTCTGCAGAGCAGATCAACAAAGTTGAAAACTACAGAGATCCTGACTCATTTGCAGACATTGTACGTGGTATGCACCTCTATGGACGTAAAATTCTACGCCCACAAGCATTGGTGTCAGCCGTTTACAACGCTGCTTAATCGCAAAATAAACTTAGAGGCTGCTTCGGTGGCCTCTTCGTGCATTTAACATAAGGACATTCTCATGGGTACTATTACTACAGCAATGTGCAACAGCTTCAAGCAA